AAGGACAACAAGGCGACGGGCGAGAAGGATTCCAGGATAAATCGCCGAGGCCGTCTCGTCTCGGATATGACCGCGCTAAAAAAGGAATATCAAAAAGTCTGGTCGGAGATAATGTTCGTGGAGGCGATGGACGAAAACGGAAGGCCGATTCTGGATAAGAAAACAGGCAAGCCGAAGATGGTTCCTGCGCTCGATGAAGTTACGGGGGAAAAATTAACCCGCCTAACCGCGCGCCTGCGCGTGTCCACGTCATCACGGAATACGCAGGAATTCCAGACTGCGCTGGCATACGCGTTCGGGAAACCCCGCGAAGAGATTGACGTGACAAGCGGCGGCGAGAAAATAGAAACAAAGGTAGACGATGAAAGATTTGATAGAGCAATATCTAGCCTCGCTGATGCCATCCGAGAAAGCGTATCTGGAAAAAGTCCAGAACAAAACAGCGAGATGGATACCTCAGAGTAAACCCCAATGGCTGGCATTCCTGTCCCGCGCTGACGAAACGTATTATGGCGGTTCAGCAGGAGGCGGAAAAAGTGACCTGCTTTTAGGAATGGCAGGAGAGGCGCATTGTCAGGCGATTATTTTTCGGCGCGTGTTCCCAAATCTTAGGTTTTTAATTGAGCGGTCAAGACAAATATACAACCCACTCGGGACGGCGTATGGGAAGGATAGTTATAACGAAAGCCTGCACGTGTGGAGACTAAATAACGGAAACATGGTTGAATTTGCGTCCATGCAATACGAGCAGGACAAGTCAAACTTTCAGGGCAGGCCGCATGACTTCATCGGCATTGACGAAGCCCCTGAGTTTACCGAAAGCCAGATATTATTTGTGTCAGCGTGGAATAGGTCAACCGATGGTGGGCAAAGGGTGCGGGTAATTCTGACGGGAAATCCTCCCGTTGACGAGTCCGGAGCGTGGATTGTAAGACGATACGCGGCTTGGCTGGACAAGAAGCACGCTCATCCCGCAAAGGCCGGGGAGTTGCGCTGGTACGCAACGATAGACGGCAAAGAAACAGAAATGCCCAGCGGCGAAACATTTACACATAAAGGCGAATCGTTCCTCCCCCGCTCGCGCACGTTCATTCCAGCAAAACTCAGCGACAATCCCTTCCTCTCGGCGGATGGGCGGTATAGGTCGGTGCTACAGTCCCTGCCCGAACCGCTACGCTCGCAATTGCTTGACGGTGATTTTGACGCCTCAAATATGCCCGATCCATTTCAGATTATTCCGACTGATTGGGTGCGGCTTGCACAGAAACGCTGGACAGAAATGGCAAGGCCGACGACTCCATTAACGGCGGTTGCCATTGACCCGTCACGAGGGGGGGCAGATAAGACCGCCCTAGCGCAGCGTTACGATAATTGGTTTGACGACGTTCTCTCGTGGCCGGGCGTAATTGCCGTAGATGGCGGAACAGTTGCAGAACTGACGCGGCAAACAATAGGCGAAATTGAACCGGCGTATATGAATATTGATGTCAACGGAATCGGTTCGTCTGTCTATGACCACCTGAAGGTAATGTATAAAAATGTCGTTCCATTCAACGGGGCGGAGGGGTCGGAATACCGCGATAAAAGTGGTAAACTAAAGATGAGAAACAGGCGCGCTGAAATGTACTGGCGAATGAGAGACGCGCTTGACCCCAACGGCGGCGATGAGTTGTCTTTGCCGCCCGATACGGAACTGCTTGCCGACCTATGCTCTGCCCGTTACGAGGTTTCAAGTGCCGGAGTTAAGGTGGAAGAAAAAGATAAAATCAAAGAACGCATTGGCCGCTCGCCAGACGTTGGCGAGGCGGTTATGATGTGTTTATATTCAACAAATACTTGGCTGATGATTTGAAAGCGGAATACCGCAAAGAGGATAAATGGCACAAAAATTAATCGCTTTATCGGACGGGAAGGCCGTAAATATTTTAGACAGCGACGATCCGAACGTCTGGAATTACTTTGGCGGGAAAACAGACGCCACCAGCAACGAACTCTACTCCCGCGTTGCGGCGGCATTTTCGGCCGTCAACAAAGTCAGCCTGGCGGTTGCGAATATGCCGTTTGCCATCATGCGGGGGAAAGACGAGATTGACAACTCCTCCAAATGGCAAAACGAAGTTGGCTTCATGCCGAACCCCAGGGACTTGCTTCGCCGGGTGAGGCAGTCGCTTGTGATGAGCAACCGCGCTTATTTGCGGATGGGCAAGAACAGGGCGGGTATTTCAAAACAACTTCATTTCCTGGTACAGTCCAGCATCCAAATCAATACCGCTCCAGGGACAGGACAATTGATTAGCCTTGACCGCATGGTGGGCGGGCAGTTGGAAAAGTCTTATAAACCAGACGACTACGAATTGATTCGTTTTTGGTGGCTGGACGACACAACCGAATTGTTGCCCTCTGATAACACGGAATTCAAAGCCATCATGTCGGCGGCTGGGCTTCTCTACTATGCCGACTTTTTCACCGCAAACTTCTTCCGGCGCGGTGGGGTGAAGCCGACCCTAATCGCGATGAAGGGACTGATTAGCAAAGACAAAGAGGGGGAGTTGCAATCGGCCTGGACTAAATTTCTGAACGGCATAGGCTCTGCCGCTAAGAATGTCACGGCAAAAATATTCAACGCCGAGGCGATGGATATAAAATCATTCGGCGACGGGCTGGGAGACCTGAAAGAGACGCCGGTATTCAGGCGCGCCCTCGAAGATATTGCCATTGGACTCGACATGCCACTGAGTTTACTGCTCTCGAATTCTGCCAATTATGCAACGGCGCAGGTTGAGCAACGGACGTTTTACCGGAGTAACGTAGTGCCGCATTTCGATTTTATTGCCGATGCGCTGAACGATCAGTTGTTCACCCCGCTAGGCTTGCGGATGGAAAACCGCGCCGAGACACAGGACGCGGAGCAACAGGAGGAGGTCTCTCGCTCCTATGCTATTCGAGAGTTCAACGTTTTCCTGAACGAGTGCGCTTCGGCGGAACTGGCGCTTGAACAGGCTGCGACGTTTGGCTACGAGTTAACGGACGGGCTTGTAACTGCCATTCAAAAATTTTTTGCCGACAAAAAATCAAACGCAGAAAAGGTACAAGGGCAACAAACGAAGCCCGCTGAAATTATGACGGAAGAGTTGTCGGAGGCAGAAGAACCAGAACCTACCAAAACCATCTATCTGACTTTGGATAATATGGAGGAGTTGCGCGTTTGGCGCGAGGTCGCCCTGCGTAAATGGCGCAAGGCCGAGTCGCTGGACTTCGATTACCAGCCGCATTACGGCGGCCTGCCACCAGATGTGGCGGCGAGTATTAAATCCGCGTTGTCAAAAGCGGACAGCATCGAGGCGATCAAGGCCGCCTTTGACATTGCGCCCGTTGTCCAGGCTCCCGAACCAGTCTACCGAACCGACCCGAACGAACTTGAAGCCATTCGCCTGCTTGTGCAAGGAATTGGCGCGGGAGTGAAAGCATTGCAGCCCAATGCTGCCATACCCGAAATTGGCGCTACGCCAGAATTGACCCCGAAAGAAAATCAATGATTGACCTTGCTGTGGTTATGGTCGGGCTGGACTTGTGGGACGAATACACCAAGCCCGCCATGCGGTCTATTCAGAAATATTTACCGGATGCCCGATTGTTTGTAATGGACTGCGGGCGCGTTCCCTATCCCGCCGACCCATCTATAATCAGGGTGGGCGGTTTGCCATCTTATGCCCGCGCGCTAAATTGCGGCGTAGAAATTGCAGGAAAGGCGGACTGGTATCTCATGCTAAACAATGACATTATGGTAAATGAGCCATTGGACATGAGCCAACTTGATCCTGCATATATTTACGCCAAGAGAATTCTAAAGACTGATAAATTGACTTGGGTTGAAATGTGGCTGGCGCTTATCTCACATCAAACCTGGGAGATGGTGGGAGAGTTGGACGGGGATTATCTGTGCGGCGGTTTTGAGGATGCAGACTACAGCGCGCGGGCGTATGCAATGGAAATATCCATCGCCCCGCTGAAATGGGACATAAAACATTATTGGGGAAAGACGCGTTGGTCGTTTCCAAACTACAAACAGATTCGGCTGGATAATAAGGAACGATTCTGGAAAAAGCATGGATACAGGTTGGCGGAAAATCCACAGGTGGTGTATGAGTAACCCTCCTGACCTAAATATCTTGAAAAATAAATATGAAGGCAAGACGGCCATCGTGATTGGAAACGGCCCAACCTTACGAGATGTTCCGTTGGAATTTCTGAGAACCTATCCCACGTTTGGTAGTAATCGGATATGGATGCTATTCCAGCCGACGTTCTACGTTTGCACTGACCCGTTGGACGTACAAAAGAACCGTAAGCAAATCCACGAAATGACTGTTCCCAAGTTTATCCGCTGGGGATGGGGGGAAGGATACCCGATTGAGGTCATTCTAAAATCAGACGACCCCGGCTGGAATCATTTTACACCCGACCCGACCAAGCCAATGTATGACGGGTGTACGGTTACTTTTGTCGCGTTGGAGTTGGCATACTGGATGGGATTTGCAAATGTCCTGCTTGTTGGCGTGGATCACCGCTACATGTGGAATGGCGCAAGGGAAACCGTACAGCACTCGAATGGCGATGACCCGAATCATTTCCTGCCAAACTACCACCTGCCAAATGAGATATGGCAACCACCCAATTTAGCCAGGATGGAAAAAGGATACATGCTGGCGCGGGATGCGTTTGCAAAAGCGGGCAGGAGAATTATCAACCTGACACCAAACTCTGCCCTGAATGTATTTCCACAAAGTACCATAGCGGAGTGGATGCAATGATTTTGTTTATCGCCCTCCTCGCCCTCTGCCTTGCCCGCGTCCAGTACATGGCAACCAAATTCAATCAGAACGCCAGATGGAACGGGCGCGGGGCGATCCCGTCTGTACTGGATAGGTCGGCGAAAGCGCCGATGGCGTACAGGGTATTGGCCGCGTGGACAATTGGCAGGCGAGTAAATTTATATCAGCCGTTTCAGTTTTTCCTGATATGGATTGCGCTGTACTCTGTCTGGTTGGCGTGGGGGCTGAATGTTTTGTTGATTACCAGTATTCTTTTAGTGGCGACGTTCTGGTATGACTACTTCTCAAATTGGTCAGAATTAATTGGCTTGTCCCTTGCGCTTGTGTCCTTCCCGCTTGCCCTGCTTGGAGTTGCCATCCACGGATTGAGCAGGGAGACCGCCCCGCTATGCGGACTGGCATACGCCCTGCACTCGGGCGACTGGCTCGGCGGGTGTATAATAAGCGCAGTTGGATTTGTTGTCCTTTGGCTTGTCCGCAAAATTCAGGGCGAGCATCTGCTTTACTGTGACCGGTGGATGATTAAGAAAAACATTGCCATGCTAAAGGAACTAAAACCCGCCGTGTTGATTAGCGTCTTGTTTTGCCTGCTCGCGCTCGCGGGTGCGTGGGGGCGATGGGATGGACTGATACCGCTTATGCTTATTGGCGCAGGCTGGACAATGGCAAAGGGAGACGAGACCCGCGTATTTTCCGCCGCGCTTCCGTGGGTGGCGCTGTTTATGGAGAAGTTGATTTGACCGACGACCTTTTGCGCGTCCTGAAAGTAGCCGCTAAGTTTGCGTTGGCGAGAGGAGCGGAGTTTCCAGCGGATGTGCGCGTGGATATGATAAAGACGGGGATTTTCAAAACTTATGAATTCTTTTTAGGGACAATTAAACGGCTGGTTCGGGACGTTTACGGCGGATACATTGGGGGAGAGTTCATTGACATCATGGCAAATTTAATTCAGGGGCAGATTAATCAGGCGTATCAAGCCGCATGGAATGACGAGGGCACGGGCGGTACGCTTCCCGCATATTTGGTGTCTGCCGCCGAAAGCATGATAGTAAATCAGTTTAGTTTCGTGGATGGATTTTATCGCGCCGCCGTTGACGCAAGGGTGGATGGTACTTCAATTGACCCGCTTTTGTCGCGGGCGGAACTTTGGGCGAATCAATTCAACTCAGCGTACAACGACGCGGTGCTTTTGATACGCGTTGAAACGGGCGGAAATTTACAATGGCGCGAAGGAGACACGTTGGAAAAATGTCCCACCTGTTTGGGGCTGGACGGAATTGTCATGTCTGCAAAAGAATGGGAAGAACTCGGCGTTCATCCGGCGGGCTTCCCGAATGATAAGTTGAAGTGCAAGGGAGGGCATTGTCTTTGCTCGCTGTCCCCCACTGAGCAGAGGCGGAGCCCCAATGCGTATGCTTCGATTATGAATATCATTGTAGCGGGGACTTTGTAATGCTATCTGCCAAAGTCCGTACCACCCCCCCAGACCTGATGCAGAAAATCTCCGATGCGCCGCGTAATGCGCGCGGTCCAATGACCCAGGAGGCCGCTTGGTTTTTGGTTGGAGAAACCGTTACAAATTACAGGGGACTAAAACATTATCCCCCTCCCCCACCACAATCGAAATACAAGCGGACTTATATTTTGCGGGAGGGATGGTCGTTTGATGGCTTTGGCGCAAAAATAAAAGTAGTAAATCGCGTACCCTACGCCAAATATGTACAGGGCGACGGCGACCAGGCCTATATGCACGTTGGTCGTTGGCGTACTGTTTCAAAAGTTATTTCAGACAATATCAAGGGGATGCTGTTGGCGGCAGAGCGCGCTCTGCAAAAGTATTTGAAAAGCAAGGGGTTGTGATATAATAAATCAAATTCGGTTTGCCAGAACCGCCACATATTTTTGAAACCCCGCTCGTTTTATCCGTTGGCACGGATGGAACGGGCGGTTTTCAATGGAGAACAAAATGACAAAGCAAATTGAACTAACGCAAGGACAGGTCGCCATTGTGGATGATTGGCGATATTATGATGAACTAAATGCCTTCAAGTGGTGCGCTAAGTGGGATAACGAAACAAAGTCATTTCGCGTCAAGCGAAACTCTTCAAGATTGCTGGGAAAACAAAAAACAATTTTTATGCACGCGGTCGTGGCAAGAACTCCGAAAGGAATGTACACAGACCACATTAATCACAACACGCTCGATAATCGAGAAGAAAACCTGAGGGTTTGCACCAATACAGAAAATCAGTACAACCGCAAGAAAATGGCTAGAAACACCAGTGGATACAAGGGCGTCTATAAAAGTTGGTACGTTGGGCGCGGTGGGCAAAAGTGGACAGCAATGATACAAGCGGAAAAGAAATCAACGTATCTAGGAACATTTCCCACTCCCGAAGAAGCCGCTCGCGCCTATGACGAGGCGGCCAAAAAATTACACGGCAATTTTGCCGTATTGAACTTCAAATAAAAGAAAAAGGGCTATAATTCAATCGAAAGGACGTTTGAATGAAAAAATATCAGCATGGTAGAAATTACATGCGGGCGCGCAGAAGCGTCAATATTGGGCGCGATAAGAAAAAGATTCGGAAATTTAACAGGGGCATGAGGAATCTTTCTCGCGCCATCGCCGCGTTTAGCGACGCACTTCCAGATTTAGTAAATGGGATTGCAAAAACAATTTATGAATTTCAAAAATTAATGACGAGCATTGAGGTAAAATATGATTAAGGAAAAAGGGCTGTAAACGTGAATTACCTAAATGCCCTGGAAATGATTCACGGCGAGTTATCGCCAAACAACTATGTGGAAATTGGATGCGGACACGGTAAAAGCCTTAGCCTGTCAAGGTGCCAAAGCCTGGTAATTGACCCGGACTTTGACATCACAGAAACAGTGACCGCCCCGGTCATGTTCTTCTCAATGACCAGCGACGAGTTCTTTCGGACGCATAACATAAAGCAACTATTGGACAATCCAGTCCATTTTGCATTCATTGACGGGATGCACAAATCTGAATTCGTCCTGAGGGATTTTATGAACATCGAAAAGAACGGCCATTCGGGGACAGTTATCGCCATTGACGATGTACTGCCAGAACAGATAGCCTGGGCGTCGCGCGAGCGGGAGACGAAATCGTGGACAGGAGACGTGTATAAAATCGTTGCCATTCTTCGGAAATACCGTCCCGACTTACTGGTACAGGTATTGGACGTGAGAATGAAAGGCTTGGCGTTGATTACCAATATCAATCCCGCCTCCACAATACTTTCGGAAAATTACAGCCTTATTGAAATGGCGATCCTTGCCGGTGAGTATAAAATTGACTCGATCAGATCAATCAGAGATGTAGCCAAGCCAATTTCCGCAAACAAACTGCACGGTTTATTGCGCGATATAAAAAATAAACACGCACGATCAATGTACGATGAAAGGAAATAGAATGACCACTTCGCAACTTTGCTCTATTCTCGGTTGGGTTAGCGTCTTTGGGATGGGATGGATGTTTGTTCTCCGGCTCATTCCGCAGGACGCGTTGTCGTGGGGCTTCTTTGTGTTTTTCTTTTTGGTGGCAATATTTGCATCTGTGTCCGCGATGGAAAAGAAGGGCGTTAGATGACGTTTTTCTAAAAGTGTGGTAGACTATGAACAATCTTGCGGTGAGTAAAACGCCAATCGGCTAATGCGATAATCCGTTCCGACCACGAGTCAATGACCACGAGTCCGAGTACCTGAGAAATCAGGGCTTTCGGACTCGTGGTTTTTTTGTTAAGTTTGAGGTGAACATGCCAAGCGTAAAAGAGTTTGACAACGAAAAAGACTGGATGGCCGCTTGTGTTCCGCAAATGGAAAGCGAGGGGCGCAAGAACGACCAGGCTGTCGCCGCGTGTATGTCCATGTGGAAACAGGGCAAGGCTATGAAGGCGGATGATAGCCTGTCCGAAAAACTGGAAAACGTTCACAGGGAATTTTACAATCAATTTCCCTCTCCCGATATGGCAATGCCTGCCGAGGTGATGGTGAGCGGATACGTGGATGAGGTTTTTGTTGATTATGTGATTGTCTGCGAGGGGGAGAAAAAGTACAAAGTACCCTACTCGCAGGAAGGCGATAAATTTGTCTTTGTCCCGCGCGATCAGTGGGTTGAGGTTGAGGAAGTTTACCAAGAAAAATCCAACTTCCTCAAAGCCATTTCAAAAACCGATGACGCCCTACGCATTGCAAATTACATCGTTCTGTTTGGCGGGCGCGACCTGGAGGGGCTGGGCAGTCCCCGCAAAAATCAGGACGGGACACGCGGCGAATATTTCTCGCCCGAGGTTGACCTTGAAAGTACCTATCTAAAGTCCGGTCAGCTGTACGTGGATTGGGAGCATGGCCGCGACCCGGAAGGCGAAGGACTCGACCAGGACGAAGTGCTTGGCTACGTGGACTGGAAAACCGCAAAGAAGGATGAGCACGGCTGGTTTGTGGAACGCGTGCTAAATCGCCGCTCGAAGTACGTCCAGTGGCTCGAAGAACTGATTGAGGCGGGGCTGGTTGGAAATTCAACCGAACCCATTCAAAAAGGGATTGAGAAAAAAGCAAACGGCGAGATTACCAAATGGCCGCTGAAACGCGACACGCTCACCGTTAACCCGATGGAACCCCGTATGCTAACGGGGAATCAATTGCAGGCAATGAAAGCCCTGCATATCACATTATCAGAAACGCCCCCAGCGGAAACGGACATGGCCGGTACTGCGAAGGACGGGAATGAAATTGTTACTGTCGTATCCGAAAAATCTCTACAGGAGAAATCCAAAATGGAAAAAGAAGAGATGAAGGCCATGTTTAACGAACAGCAAACCGCCCTGGTTGGCGTCGTCAAGGCAGAGGCCGCAACCGCC